TCTGCCAGTACCCGTCCCAATAATCCCTAGACGACAGCCTGCCTTGCAGCTGGTGCAGCATCTTGCCTTCTCCGATGTAGACAGCAACGTGATTCAAGCCGCGACAACCATCTAGTCGCATAAACAGGAGGTCGCCTTTTTCTGGCTCTATGCCGTCTGTTTCGACAAAGCCCGTGTCTGCAAAACAATCTTCAAACATCGGGGACTGACGAAACAGCTCTGAACTGGCAGGCCGCTTCCAGTCTCGGAGTTTGACGCCCAGCTTCTGCTTGTACCAGTCACGTACAAGCGTCCAACAATCGGATACGCCCCACACCCATTCACGTCCGACTAACGGGGCTTCATAGCCAGAAGGTTTGATGCTGCACCACTGGTCGTTCAGCAAGCTGACGATATGCCAAGGCAGACCGTACTGTTCGCACGCCATCTTGTCCGCTTCGCTAGCAACCGCAGGTGTTGCGGGGTGACTGTGGACAATGGCAAGAATCGTTCCAGCATCCTCAGCGTCTGCATAGTCGAGCGGGTCAAGGATGAAAAAGTCGTCCTCTGTTGAGATGTTCTTGCAAGGCCAATACCGCTGGCGGCCCTTGACGACAACCAACAAACCGCAAGCCTCACGCGGCGCATCTTCTTTTGCGTGCTGGAGCGCAGCCTCTTGCCAGTCCTGCATTAAGTGTTGCCACCAACGCTGGGGAACGACCCAAACGGCAACGCACCAGAGCCGAATCGCAGCTTGCAGTCATCCAAGGTCTTGCCACATTGACCAGCAACACCAGGCGGATATGCAACACCAGGAGTTATGTTTTGCACCACTCCAGGCTCATCAGACGAGCTAAAGCCTGCGGACCAAGTGATGTCTGAACCATCTGTGTCTGAAAGGACAAGGTTGCCGTCATCTTGAAGCTTGAGCTGCTTTCCCGTATAACTTGCCGCAACTGTTATGTAGATTCCGCTTTCTTCTAAAGTGCCTACATTTGGGTGATTCTCTTTAAAAGGGTTGCCGCTAGATAAAGTTTTTTTGCCGACAACCGTTTCCCCATCAGTATAGATGCCTGTTGCGCCAACAAAAGACATTGCCGTAATAGCCCGCCAAGCACGAGTCTCGCCTGAGTAATGACCAGAGGCCAAAGGGTCGGCTCGTATTGTAAAACTTACCGTAATAGTTCTTGACCCAAACTCATTAGAATCAACGTTCAAAGTGCCTTGCACTGTGGTTGTGGCACTTGAGTTTGCCTGATCTTCCGTAGGCGTGTTTGAAATTGATGAGTCAGCACTTACTAGCTCATAAATTAAAGCTGGCGATCTGCCGACACTTGCATTGTTTGGAAAAAAGACAGGACCACCGTCTGGTTGATACAACGACGCCCCAGAAAGCCCTCCGACCCTGTTTACGTTAGCGGCCCAAATGACGGAACCATTTGCATAATCGTTACGGGCTAAAGCCCTGTTGTAGATAACAAGGTTGCCATCGTTTTGCATTCTCAGTTCATATTGCCCAAGCCCTGGAACAGTATTTGTCGCCCACTTGACAGTATCCGGCGCGGGTGCGGGCTTTGCGTAGATGACAAGGTTTCCGTCAGCTTGCATTTTTGCCATCCAAAATCCATTGGATGAAATCAACGCCTCTCCATCGTTAAGACTGCTCCCAGCCGACAAGATATTTGCACCACTTGTAAAGGTGTAGTTAGTTGCAGTTGACGTAGTAACTGTCTGACCGATCGGCGTAAAGTCTGCTGTTCCTGTGTAGCCGCACTCTTTGCCTCTGTACTTCCACTGGCAAAGGTTCTGCATGACAAGCCGCCTTGGTGCCCTTGCGGTTGCAAGGTCAAGCGACGACACCATCTCAAACTCAACCAGATCTCGCGTTTCAATAACTTTGCGGTCGATGTAATAAACCTCTTTTGGCATCTGTGCTGCTTCATCCGTGCTGGGGTTGCCATACGGGTTGATTCCGTTCTCCCAGTTGATGCCATCAAGAAAACGACTCAACGTCCGAATCCTCGTGACCTGCGCACCATTCAGATCATTGCCTGGCGTTATTGCGTTTACGCCAAGCAGTATCTGCGTGATGTTGCTATTGAGGTTGGCAATACGAATCGTGGGACGCGGCAAGCCGCCATCACCCTTGTATTCAAAACCTTCCGCCTCAATCGGCAACGGCAGATAGTAGTGGCCGTTCCAGTAAAGCGAAACAGCGCTGACAACATCGTCGCTACTGGTTGGCTCAGTTGTTTTACGGTTGCGGCCAGCGTGGAAGTAGTACGTCTCATCCGCACCATGCATCGTCTCGAACGTTTTCAGCTCAAACAGCTCGATAATTGCAAAAGGGCCGGAGTTAAGAAGCTCCTCGTAAACGTTGCCTTCACTCATGGCTCAATAACTTGCTGGAACGTTGCAGTGATCGTTGCCCTGTTCAAATACGGTATGGACTTCGACCAGTCTTGGCAAATCCACTTGTAAGTCTCCGTTTCATCCGGTGGTGACCAGTCAAAGTGCTCCGCTCCACCGCGAGCTTCAAGGAAGGTTTCGATGCTGTCGGCATCAGTTTCTGACACCTCAAACTTCAGGCTCCACACCTTGAGGTCGGTGTTTAAGCCAAAGCGCAGGCGTTGGCTGTAGCCATCACCAAACTGGACGTTTCGCACAGTCGGCTGGCTGCGCTTGCTTGCCCCGTAGGTCGGGGTGATCGAAGGGAAAGTAGCCATCAGCGTGTAAGGAGACCACCAGGCCGCTTCTGTTTAATCAATTCTGCCTGCACTGCCTGCCCAATCAAGCGGCCAAGCTGATCAGCATTGTTTTGGTTGCCCTGCACTTCCGTTCCAGAGGCATCGACGTTGACGACGACGCTGGTGCCGCCCATGGCGCTGTTTGGAACGATGTTGCCCTGCGCTCCAGGGACAAACAGCTCAGGACCACGCTCACCAACAAGATAAGGTCGTCCCGTTCCAACAGGGCCGCCGTTAGCCCGAGGAACTAAGCCAGACACATCAGTGTCTGCCGTAATGTTCGTGTACTTACTAATTTCAGGGTTGGCAGCACGGTTTCCCCCTGAAGGAATGCCCGCAAACATTCGAGCGATACCGATCGCGATGTACTGCGAGATCATCTTCTTGGCTGTTTCGGCCAGCATGTTGGCCACGCTTCGCAGGAAGTTCGCAAAAGCCTCTTGAGCGGTCTGAGCACCTGTAACCGTGTCAACAAGTGCTCCGGCAAATGCCTCTGTTGCCGGGGTCAGTTGGTCAATAATCTGCTGCTGACGTAGTTGGGCTTGCTCGACAGCTTCAAGCTGAGGCAGAAGATTTCTGTAAATGTCTATGCGTTCTTGAAGAACTTTGTTGTTCGCTTTGGCTTTTTCTATCTGATCTTCAGTTGCACCTGGATCCTTTATGAGGGCGTTGTTTTCTGCAATCTGCTCGTTAAGAGAGCGGTAGGCATCGTCTGAGCGGCGCACTTGATCGACTCGGAGCTGCAGCATCTGCAGTTCGTTGGAGTCAAACGGGTTAGCCATGCCCCTCTGGGCATCTTCAATCTGACGGCGTAGGCCGCGCCCAATGCCTGCGGTTTTCTGATCCGCGCGCATACGAGTTAATTTCTGCTGCAGCTCAATCGCCTTGATGCGTGCGTTGTTTTGGTCAAGTTCCAGTCCAAGGGTGTCGCGTATTGTTTGTTTACGTTCGTCGTACAACTTGTTAATGAACTTCGCGTCTCCAGCAACTTTGTTATTTGCAAGCTCTTGCTGTCTTTGGAATTCAAGAATCTGAATTTCTTTATCGCGACGCTCTTCAATACCCTTATTTTGCCGTTGCAAACTTTGGACTGTGGTTTCGTTCAAAGATTGAACGTCCATTTCAATACCAAACTGCTTTAGTTTTTCACGCAGTATTGCTGCCTGTAGCTGCAGTGCTCTGGACTTTGGCCCGGTTTTGTCGGAGCCTTTTGTTTCTAGCTTTTGCAGCGCTTCGTCAATCTCTAGTTGCTTGCCTGCAATAATCAAAGCAACCTTACGGAAGGACAATTCGCCTTTCTTAGCTCGTTCAATTAGCTGAGCTTGCTCAAGAAGCAATCTTTCACGCTTTACTTGGATACGCCCCTTTTCGATGTTTTCTTTAGCGACAGCAAGCTCCTCTTCTGATAACTCTTTTCCGTTTTGAAGCAGCTCCCTACGAAGCGCTAAAACGTGCAGATTATCTGTTTGAATGTTAAGTTCATTATCTAAACGCTGTAGGTCTTCTGCTCTTATGCGGGTAGTTTCTTGCAGCATAAGATTTATTTCGCGCTGCCTGTCCCTTATCTGTTCTTGAACTTTTCTAAGCTCTTCTGCGTCTTTAAGGGCCTGTACTGAGCGTCCTCCTGTTCGTAAACCAGTTGTACTCCCTTGCAGTTGAGCTTCACGAGCCGCAAGTCGTCTTAGTTCGGGGTCATTGGTAACGTTTGCCCGCCCAGCCACTAAAGCGTTGTTAGCTTCTAAAACCTTTGCGGTGAACTGCGTTAGAGGGGTAATAAGACTGGCTATAGCCGATCCAACGATGGTTGTAGCGGTGCTGAATTCTCTGCCAAGATCGGCACTTGCTTCACCAAAAGTTTTTAGAGATTCAACAGCTTGACCGCCGACACGCACAGATAAAGCCTTGGTGGCAATTTCTTGCGCTTCTGTGGAATCAGCAAGTTTCGCTATTTGCTCGATGTAAGTAGACGTAGCAGTTCCAGCAAGTCCTGCAGCCCTAGTTACCTCCGCAAAATCAAATGTGAACTCATTAAGTGCCTGTCCGGTTGTGGCTACTTGAGCCACAAACTGATCAAGCGCTCCGCCAAGAACTTGAAGTGCGATTGCCGCTGGCCCGAATGTTGCTCCAGCAGCGGCACCGCCGATTGCGCCACCAAGCGCCATGCCTGGTCCGCCACCGAACAACAGCGGGAATGCGCCGGCAGAAACAGCTGCACCTATGCGGTCTCTTCCAGAAATCCTTGGCGCTGCTTTAGGTTTTCGCCCAGCTTCTGTGAACCCAGGCGGCAGTTTAGGTCCTTGTACTTTGAAGAAATCTTTGGGCAAGGAAGGACCTTGCATACCGAAGCCCGCATTAGCCGTGGCTATAACTTCTCGCTGGTTTGCCGCTGCTTGAGCAAGCAGCATGTTTTGACGGGCAAGCGCATCATTAGCCTCTCGGCGCATACGAACTACACGCTCAACCGCTCTGCGCTCTGCATCCGTTCCAGCGGCAACGTTACGAAGCGCGCGTTCTGCTTGGTTGAGCGCTCTTGAGTAATTTTGAACGCTATCTACTCGAAACGCTTTATCAATCTCAATGTCTACGTCGTAGTTGGCCACGGGCGAAACGTAGAGGGGCTTGTGTCAGTTTAACGCGAAGCCATAGTTCGCGCCCCTCGGGACGTGCGGGCTTGATCCATAACTCGTTCCTCCTCTTCGCCTTTTATTTCGTAGAACGCGGCCCAGCCGACTAGCTCCTCTTGCGTCAGGTTTTTTGACAGCTGAGCAAGCGTCATCCCTAGCTCCTTGGCTAGAAAGAACATGAAAAGCCAGTCGCTGTTAGCTTTTGAGGTCTGCTTTCGCTTCCTCCACTTTGTTCTCAGCGCCCGATGCCAGCATTGCAAGCTGGATGTCCTGCAGAACAGCCGCTTCCACAGCGTTCTTTAGCACCGCTCTTTCGCCGTCTTGGAACAAGCGCTTGCCGTTTTCGTCGAGAGCTTTTTCGATCAGCATCCCGAGAGCAAAGTCGTTGGCGTCGTCCGAACCGGCTTTCTTTTGGATGGACTCGCGTTCTGCAATGGTCAATGGGTGCCAGTAGATCTCAAGCACCATTTCATCGCCGTCCTTGACTTCGTGCTTATACAGCTGACTAACGCCGAACTTATTACGAAGCAGTTCAGAGGCGCGCATAAAGTAGTACCGTTTGCCTCAATATACTACACAACTGCTGTAAACTGACAAGAAACAATACCGATGAAGTGCGAGCGATCCTCTAGCTCTAACGGAGTTGGCCCGGAAATATCAGAAACGCGCGGCGCAACGCTGAAAGTATCGGTGTAGTTGGAAGCGTTTACCGATGTAAGGCCGTCAATTACAGCCTCACTTAAAGATGACAACACTGCCGTTCCAGCAGACTTCGGGACGTAGATGTTGCACTGAATGACGCCGGAATAGTAGTCCTGGGCTGCACCCTGGTTTTGGATGGTGGAACGGTTGAAGTTCACCGTCATGAGAATGTATTTCTTTGTTTTGCCGGGTGTGGTGTAACGAACGTTGTCGTAGACCATGAGCACCGTGTTGTCGGCGGCTGCAACCGTGTCAGTGACTGCTTTTTCGAAGGCCGCGCGGGCATTTACGAGAGTCATGGCTTAGAGCTTGGTATAAGACCCAAATACACTGCTGCTGGATCCAGTTCTGGCAAAAATGCGGCCAGGACGTTTGTCCCCGAAGGTTTGTTGGACCAAAGAACGCATTTCACCCTGGATAAAGTTTGCCACTTTTGGCGACTCCAGGGCGTATCCCGCATATTCAGCAGTGTTGCCGATGTAGACCGTGGGCTGACGTTTGAAGTTGAACTCGGGAACCTTGAACCGAGGTTTGATGCGACTTTGCGCGGGTTTTTTATCAGTGTGCACCCACTGGTTTCCAATGCTGCTCCAAGTCGTGTTACCCCCTGGCTGACGAGTTTCGTAGATTTTTGACCAAGGAGCGTGGTCTTCACGCTTGTCCTCAGCTCTAACTTTTTGAGTAGATGCTTTCCAGCTTGACGCGAAAAACCCTGTATCCACCGGGCTGTTCTCTTCCGTGCCCAGTCCTTCAACAGTCAACTTAATGAGAGCGTTGTAATCGTCGTTTATCTTGCGTTCCAGGTCGGTGACGATTTGGCCAAGACCCTTCTTCTTCCTGGCCATCAGAACCTCACCTGAATAGTGAAGAAGTATTCCTGGTCGCCTTTGAAGGTGCGGATGTCTGTGATTTGAGCAACGCGATTAGACCCTGCGTACTTAAGGGTGATGGTGTCTTCAAATGTGGGCTGGTTGTCCCCGATCAGATCTGGGGTGATGTAGAGCTTGGCTTTGCGCTCTTCGCGCCCTTCCTCCTCCTCAACATCGACAAACTCGATTGGCGCGTCAAACGAGTAAGCCGTATCAGTTGTGGTTAGCGCCCCAGTGCTGGTGTTGTAAACGGGAGAGGCTTTACGGGTGTAAGTGATCGTGTGGTCAAGTGACTTGCCTAGGTCGGCAACAACCGACTTAGCAACGCTTTTGAACAGACTATCGAGTGCGCCTGCCATCTCAACCCCTCACCATACGGACCTGATAGCTCCCACTACCGCCAAGGCAGTAAGCACCAAGGTAAGACTGCAGCCAAGGATAAACATCAAACACGTTATTAACTGTTCCCGTAGCCTGGCTCGAAGTGTTGTACTCGACTTCCATTTCACCGAGCTTGACGGACTTGTATAGTCCCGTGTCGCCTGTCGTTCCAGTGATCGAATCCGTGTCGTTCGCCAACGCATTGGCCAGCTCATACGTTGCGTATTTGATGTCGTTCGGGATTGCGGAGCAAGCAAGCTCGACACGATCCACGTGATAGTTATTGCGTGGCCAGCTCAGTGCCTGGTCTGCATCGCAACGATCACCGTAAAAATTCAACGTGTCGATCCAGCGCGTGGCTGAGATCAATGCACGATTTTTGTTGTCATCAGACTTGTTGTCCCACTGCGTGCTGCTTGGGACAGTCTCAAAATACGCATCGGCTTCGGCCAACGTCACATAGCTGTTGGCT